CAACCGACATATAAACCCCATCAGGACTAAAAGCTACACTCTGTCCTGTACTTGTTGGTAAGGTTGATGGGTCTGCTAATTTTGTAAATACATCTCCACTTCTTTTGTAAATTGTGATAAATGGCGATGCAGTATGAGCAACCGACATATAAACCCCATCAAAACTAAAGGCTACCCCGCGTCCTATATTTGGTGGTAAGGTTGACGGATTTGGTAATTTTTCTACACCACTACCAAGAACACTTGCATACACCGCATCGAACTTATCAACACTACCGTTTAGTATGCCACTTATAGTATCTTGACCATTAATCTTTAAGCCCCCTTTAGGAGCTAAGGTAAAATTTAATGTTTCTTCAACCACCTCAAAGTACTTATTGTCTATGCTTAACTCATCAACTATTGAGCCATCAGGGTTAAGTAAAGGCTTTGATGTACCTCCATCTCGTATAATACTTATAGCACCACCTGTAATGTTTGAGGCTATCTTAATAAAACACCTTGAATTGTTGTGTCCTGTAGTAAGTGTAATTACTTGACCTACAACACTTGTTGGTGCTTGGTAATCTGCCATACCACCAATACTATCTTCAATTGGTTGTAGGTGGTTTTTATTTATAGGTGTCCCCACTTCTGTGACAGTACCTATAACTGGGGTTAAGTCGAAAGTGTCCGTTGTACCACTAACTAGTGTTTGTTTATATCTGCTTGGATATTGTACCGCTCTATCCTTTACATTTCTTACTGTATAACTCATAGTATAATCTCCTGTCCAGAACTAAATGTTCCACAATATCTAAATGACTTTTGTATGTTTAATCCCCATAGATTAAGCAAGTTTAAGTTACTCTCCCATCTATTAGCATCTTTATAATCAAAAGTACTTGTATAATCCCATATTCTCTTTGTCTGATAATTAGGTGGTGTTATTAATTTAGCTCTTATTTCGTCTATGTTGCTCTCTAACCTGTTTACGCTACTTACAAGGTCATAAGAAGCCTTGTCTCTATTTGTTATAGTAGTAGATAAACTGATAGGATAGCCTAAACCAATATAGTAGTTGGCTATTAATATGGTATTTGTCTCTACTCTATTATAGTCGTCTGCATTATAAAAGTTATCGGCAACCCAATTCGTTTTAGGTGTCACTAAGCTTATTAATTCTGGCATTAAGACAACACCCCTCTCGTTTCTACTTTACTTCTAAGGTATCCTTGATAAGTTAACTCAAGTTTGGTTATTAGAGTATCTGTCACTTGTTGATAAACATCTTCTAATTGCAATACATCTAACAACTCATAAGCTGGATTGCCTCTATAGTTTGTTGTAAATTTAGCTCTGTAGTCTATTAAACCAAGAACCCAATTAGCCACATTGGTTGCTTGGGTTAAGTTGTTTATTAATGTGTTCTTTGTGTATGAAAGTGTCTCTCCTGTTGTATTAACGGTGTTTAATGAGTATATTCCCTTTGTAGTGATATTTGTGTAATACTCTATATTGATTTGTCTATAAAGTTTGTCTAAGGTTATTTTAGATTCGTTAAATATTACATCTCTACTTAATGTGTCGTTTATAGTAGTTATGGTAAGTTTCTTCATTACTATCTCACCTTTTCTATTAGTGTATGTATGACACATACCAGCTATACTTACCATCTGTAATACAGTTCTACAGTCAGTAGATTCCGTTAGTCCATTTGTAAATATAGAGCTAAGAGAGTTATCTATAATATAAGATGTTATTCCACAAACGTTAAACAAATCAACTGCCATATCATATAGGGTGTAGCTTGTCTTAGCAACAAGACTCTCATAGTTAAACGTACTCATAATGTCTAGTCTATCTCTTGCTGTAAAGGAAGCCGTTGTACCACCTTCATCTGAGTTCCAATCTGATAAGAAGAATTCTCCAAGTGGAACATATTCAACTAAGCCATTAACAATCACTCCAATTTCTGGAAGAACTTGTTGCTTGTCTTGTAAAAACTTATATATACCTTCTGGATTTAATAAGTTGAACTCTCTGTCTATATTCTGAACTACAAAAGTTATTTCTGACGTTGGTATAACTTTACCTAGGTAGTCAACTTCTTCTATGAATTCCATCTTAACTAGGTTCGCATTGTCATAGACTCTTACTACTCCAAAGTCAATCTCAGCCACTCTTGCCCTTCTATCTACCTTACTCCATTTTACTATCTCTATATCAAGTCTCTCATAGTTGTAAAATAAGCCTTCTGCTACGACTTGGCTTAAAGTGTTACCAACAAAGTCTTCTTGTATAATAATAGCTCCAACTCCATCGTAAGCAGTAATCCTAAACTCTTCTGCATACTCATTGGTAGTTTTATCAAATGTTACTGTTATACCAATACTCGAATGAGGGTCACCAAATATAAAACTCATAGTTGGATTTGTTGAGTACAATTTATTGATATCGCTTAAGGATTCACTTGCGAACCCTGTTTCTTTAATATTTATTAAATCTGTAAAAGAAAAACTACCGTCTAGTTTAACTCTGTCTGTTTCACATGTTATGTAGTTAATTAAATCCCTATTTAGGTCTGTAAGTTGTGACTTATCACTCATTATAAACTCAGCACTTACATTGGTTGATTGAATATCTCCTAGTGCAGTTACATCACTTATATTAAACGTAACTCTACCTTTAACAGTCCTTGATTGTTCATATATGCTATCTTTATAACTATTGCTAACTTCGTACATATTTACACCTCAATAAAGTTGAATGCTATGCCTGTCCAAACAGGAGTGTTGCTTACATAGCTATACATGCCCATCTTTCTATCGCCTACATAAAACTCTTTCGTCATCAGTGAATTAGACCTTGGGTCTAAGTATTCTACATTAAAAGAAACACTACTAACAGCAGACAATAAGGTTGAAAGTTGAGAGTCTACTAAGTAGTTCCAACTCAACTCTATCTTAACCTTTGTAGCTATTCTATCAATTACGATTTTACCAGAAGCCACACGTTCGGCTTGTGATATGTCCATAATACCAAAACTTAGAGAAGAAGGGGTAGGAATAACTACCCCATTTACTTTAATCATATATATTCCTACCTCTCTTGTAATATTGTTTGAAATCCTAATCTACTAGCTTCTTCGTCTAACTTAGGAAGTAATATTCTACCAAGTTTAACTCCATCAACTACTAAATTTACTTCTTGAGAACCACTGCTGTTAGACGACATAGCACTAACTACTGCTCTATATACACCTTGACTTACTGATTCTACTATTTGGTCATTATTCATTACGCCTGTCTTACTACCAAAAGAACCAACCAACTCAGCACCAGCTTCATTTGCAATAAACATTTGACCTGAGCTAACCATACCGCCACTTGCCAACTGTGGAATACTAGCTAAATTGAATCCTATCTTACCACCTTTTACACCAGCTAAATCTGCCATCCAATCAGGTATGTCTACGCTTATTGTGTTTATGCCTTTAATCATTTTATTCATACCACCAATTATAAAGTTAATTATACCTTTAAATGTATTTTTAACTCCATCAAAGACAGTGCCAAACACGTTACCAATGCCTTCCCAAGCCGTTTTCCAACCTAAGACAAAGTTCGTTCCGATGAATGTTAATATGGTGCTAAAAACACCGATAAATATATCAACAATTCCTTCGATTATTGTCACTACACCTCTAATTATGTTAAGAATCCCTGTCCAAGCTTTATCCCAATCTCCTGTGAATACACCAACTAAAAAGTCAATCATCCCACTGAATACTATTCTAATTCCTTCTATTATTGTATTAATAGAGTCTAGTAGTGATGTGAATATGGATATAGCACCTACTATAGAGTTACCAATCATCACTATTAAGAAGTTTAGTACTTCTGCAAATACTGGCCCCAATATGTGAATTATTGCTGTAAGTATTGGTACTATTGCGTTGTACAAGTCTATGAATATCATAGCTATGTTTGCTATTACCCTAACAAATGCGTCCCATAGAGGTTTTAATCCTCTGTTCCACACATCTAGTAACATTGTGATTATAGATGTTGCTACAGGCTTAATGAAACTAGTGTATAGATTCATGAAGAATATTCCCGTGTTGGTAAGTGCGTCATTTACGCCATCTCTGAACCACTCGAATTTATTATAAGCTTCAATCAGTGCGGCAATAATTGCCACTACAACGACTACTACTATGGCCATTACAATACCCAATGCACCCATAAGCCCAAACATAGGCCTGAGTGCAGATATAAGTGCTTCCACAGGTGCAAATGCGCTATCTAAAAGAACAATAAAATACTCAAATGCTAAATATATTTGACCGCCAAACATAATGCCAAGAGCCGCTACTACACCAGCTATTGCACCAGCTAATAATAGCTTCCACAATTCAAAACCACCTATTTGCTGATTAAGTTTCTCATTTATTATTTCTGTTGCCTTGGCTACTTCATCTGAAAATGTAAGTAATTCGTCACTAAGTTCTCCCAACCCTAAATCTGGAACACCTATAGCTGGTTGGTCTATTGCACCACCATCACTTGTTGCACCACCACCTGTTGTTGTTTGTGTCAGTGTGTTTATCTCATCAAATCCAAGAAGCTGACCTTTTAATTTTTTAGCTTCTGCTGTTGCACCTGCTAAATTTGAAGCTGTACTGATACCTATATTATTACTAGCTACCTCAGTCTTCTTAATATTTTCTGCTATACCCTCAGAACTCTTGTTTGATTTAAATAGTATAGTAAACAACGCAACAATATAAGCTACTGCTGTTCTTATAGCACTTGACAATCTAACAATCCAAGGTATTACACTCTGAACTAACGGTAAGAATGCTTGAATCAAACTAGCCCCAATTGGTGCTAATGCCCTCTTCATTTTATCCATAGCGTCTGTAAATTGTGCACCTGCCTTGATAGAAGCATCATCCAATACAATACCTAGACTATAAGCCTCTTCTTTCATTCTAGCAATGTCTTCTGTGCTTCCATTTAATAGTGGTGCTAACTTCTTAGAAGATTCTCCAAACAATTGTTGTGCTAATATAGCTTTCTCAGTGTTGTTGCTTACTTTTGTTAAGCCATTTACAGCTTCTTCAAATATAACACCTTGAGACTTAAGTTCTCCATTTGAGTTTCTAACAGATATACCAAGCTTATCAAATACTTCTACAGACTTACCTGTTGAAGCTTCTGCAATCTTACTAATAAGAGTTGCCATACTTTCACCTAGCTCATCAATAGAACCACCAGATTGAGATAGTATATAATCCCACTCTTGGAATTGTTTTGTTGACATATTAAGTCTTTGACTGTCTTTGTCAATTCTGTCTAAAGCAGAAGCACTGCTTTTAGCAATTAGTCCTAATGAAGCTACCGTTGCTGTTATTGCCAATGCAAACTTCTTTACATGACCAACTGCACTACTAAGACTCTTACCCATATCTTTTTGCATAGTGTCAGAAGTTTTACTAATACCTGCCAAATCTTTTTTAACTCCATTGACTTGCTTAGTAACACCTTCTGTCTCTGCTTTAATTAATATCTTTAACTCCTCTACGTTTATCTTCCTCACCCCTTTTTTTATTATGGTTGGTAGCATAAGCCATAAGACGAGCCTTCGCTATTTCCCAATCTTGTTGAATCGGTTCTTCTAACTTCTTCTTTTCACTTTCTTCTTTGAATAACTCAGGATATGCTTCGAACAAAGTAGGATATTTAGCATTTTTATCCAATAGCCTAGAAACTGAAAGACCAATTAGTTCTGCTAAGGCATGGTCTAAATTGGCTTTTTCTTTCAGTTTAGCTAACTTCATTTTATTACTTGTTTTTATAACATCTACTATTTCCCCATATGTCATATTCCAGAAAGTAAACACATTAACACCACATTCCAATGCTTGATATTTAAGATTATCAAACAACTCTTCCATGGTTGTTATTGCTAGTGGGTTAGAATCACCGTCATTTAGTTTGGGCTTTCTTCATTCTCACTAACTTCTGTTTTAAAGAAACCGCTCACTTTAAATACTTCTATTAGACTAGGAATTAAGTCCATAAAAGTACCGCCATCTTCCATATATTCGTCATACAAGTCATAAACCTTGTCTACTGTCATCCCATTATGATATTTTGTCATACTTGCTTGTAAAATTAAAAGTACCGCTTCTAGTTTTGGTAAACGTCCTTGTTCAATAGACATAAAGATATCTAGTGGGTTAGAACCCAATTTCTTTTCTAATGATATAATATCTCTTGCACCTAATCTTAATTTGTATTCTTTTTTACCTATTTTAACTTCTGCATATAACATATTTTTTACTCCTTCTCTATATTAGAATTATATAGGGAGCGATTAAGCTCCCCTATATTGTTTGTACTATGCTGGGTTTACGATAGCAATATCAGTGCTCATTGCAATACCAGTTGTGAATGTTAATGGTGCGTTTACTCCAACACTATCAAGTTTAACTGATACTTGACCATTGAATGTAAATGTTGCTCCGTCTGGAAGCTTAACTTGGAACTGTGTATCTGCTCCACTAGTCTCTAGACCTGTCAATACTCTAAAAGAGTCACTAGCCGCTTCGTTTACATATAAAAACTTAAACTCTAAATCTCCATAATCTTTAAGACCGTTAATATAAGTCTTGGAAGCATCAGCCAATGTTGTGATTTCAATCTTCTCTGCAATAGCACCTAACTCTGGAATTTCTTGTAGGTTAGTTAACTCTTTGAAAGTCGTATCGAAATAAGATAATTTAATTCCTTTTGATAAAATACCCATAATTGTATTCTCCTTTTTCTCTAAATAATATTTGTTGTAATTGCTCTAAATCGCATTACTTTTGATAATAAACCGTTACTAGGAATCTCTTGAGCAAACTCACGCCTAAACCCTAAGTCCCTCATAACATTGTTTATTAAAATTGATGTTTCTGTAAGATACTGAACATCCTTAGACCACAATTTAATCTGATAAGTTACATTATCATACTCTAATGTGTCTCCAACTAACATGTCATTGTTGGTTAGCTCTAAATAAGATATGCTAGGAATAGCTATACCTTCATTAGTAAACATTTCATAATTAACAGGAATACCTATTAACTCTAGTTCGCTAACAACAAGTGTTTTTATATCTATCATTGCATATCCTCCTTTAAAGCTTGTGCTATGTCCTTCTTAATATTTTCTCTATTCATCTCTAAAGCAGGGAACAAGAAAGGTTGTGCACCCATCTTGATAGTGCCAAATTCTTGGTATATTGCATATTCAACATTAGTACCAACTATTCCTACGTCACCTTCAACCCTAGAGTTTATACTAGCCCTAAGAGTACCGTCATCAACTGGACATAGATACTTAGCGTCAACTTCCACTCTAGTAGAAGCAATCATCAAGCCTTTTTGTAGACCACTTAATTCTTGTATCTTGTCCAATCTATCTAGTATATTGTCCATACCTTTAGTTGATTTGCTCATTACTACACCTGCTCTCTTAAGAACAACTGGTGCTGTCTAGTGGTAGGTATTGTATACTCCACTAAGAACAACTCAACTCCATCTGTTATATAATCTCCACTTACAATTGTTAAGTTTTTTGTAAAACCAACATGAGTAGTATCAACGAATCTGACGTCAGCCTCATTCTTATTCTTAACATATATAACTATGGAGATATCACATGAAGTTTTCAACTCTCCTTTTACTGATTGTCCATAGGCATTGTTTAAACTCTTACCATAGACACTCCAAGTCTTACTAACTTTATTAATCATAAAAACTTTACCTTACGAAAGCCTCGTAATATCCCTTTAATGTCTTCTGGATATCCTTCTGTATATGATTCACTTGCTCCAGAGTAGGATTGTGATAGCAAGCCATCTTGTCCCATTCTATTGTATTTAAAGATTGTCATTCTACAGACTATACTGTCTAGCTTTATATCGTAGAGTGCTATATCAGTAAGCACTAGTGCCTCTGATATAGCTTCTTCGATTAATATGTTTAAGATAGCATCTTTAGAGTCATCTATTATTCCTAATAGTACTTTAATTCTATCCAACATATGTTAGTTCCTCCTATGCTATAGCTTCTGTGATTTTTACTACTCTACCAGTATCAGTTAAAGCAACAAGGTTAACTTTTCTCATGATAACAGTATTCTTTCTTAATTCTGCGATTCTTTCTTGCTCAACTTCTGAATCTTTTTTAGTGAATAATGTAACTGCGTTAGTGTCAGCAACAAAAGCACTTCCTGCTGGAACTAATTTAGAAACTACTACAGGAACACCAGAGATGTTACCGATTTGACCATTGAATACGATTTCCCCTGCTCTTGCAGATACAAAGTCTACGTCTTTTCTAATGTCTGCCTTAAGGTCTGTACCAATTACTAAGAACAAATTTGATTCATCTTCAATGTTCATTTGAGAGATAGCGTCGACGATTGTGTCATAGCTGATTGCTCCACCTAAAGGATAAGTTTGTGATAATGTAGCTTTACCAAGTTCAGCGAAGAACTTAGAGTTCATATCATTTACCATTAATGTAGAACCACCTTCCATACCCATATCAAGTACTTTAGGGTCTGCCATAAATTCTTCATCAAAGTAATCAAATACTTGTTGGCCAACTGCTACTTCATATGACACTGGTGTGAATGTTACTGCTCCACGTACTGTGTTACCATCACCTTTTGCAAGTGTTTCAACTGCACCTGTGTAAGTGTAAACGTTGATTGTTTTCTTCATGCCAGCTGATTCAGCAAGTGAAGTGTCAATCTTCATAAAGTTTCTAACTGCCATTCTTGTGTTAAGTAGGTCTGTTAGTTTTGATTCTAAGATAATGTTCTCGTATACTGTATTTGCCATGATTTGTATCTCCTCTTTTTCTTATAATTGCTCTATAGTGAGCTTAATTGTTTATATAGACTAGGATTAGTCTTATATAGTTCTGCTTGTTCTCCAATTGTTAATTTCTTAAATCCTTCTCTGTCTAATGTTTTTTGATTAGTATTAGAAGCCAAAGGTGTCTTGCCTGCAATCTTCTTACCTACTGCATCCGATACAGCCGATTTAAAAACTCTATCAAACGTATCAATATTTATCATCATCTCCTCTGCACTCTCAGAAACCACATAGTCAATAAAAGCAGAATCTAGCCCTCTATCAGATAAGATTTTACCACACTCTATCTTATTAGACATTATGGTGTAATCTTTTTCTTTTGATTCAAGTTCTTTAATTCTCTCGTTAAGTTCATATTCTTTTCTTTGTGCAGTGTCCATAGTTCTTAGCTTTTCAGACTCTTGTTGTTTTTTAGCGAACCTCTCTTCTTGTTTCTTTAAAGCAGAAGTCACTCTTTTATCTGATTCTGATTGCAATAGAGCTTGAACCTCTTCACTTGTGTAAGTCTTAGTTTCTACTGTTACCTCATCTGTCCCTACCTCTTCTGTGGTTAATGAATCTAAATTTGATTCTAGCATTTTGAAACCTCCATTAGTTACGCTATTGCGCCCCTATTCTCTTTTATATATTATAGTAGTTGCATTATTACCCCTACTTATAATTAATCTATTATTGGTACTATTGTACTACGACAGTTAACGTGAGCTGGTGGATAATTTACGCCAACTACCGCTTCACTAAATTTAAACACCTTACCATCTAAAGACTGACATACCTTTGAAGTTCTTTCGTCTTTTGTAGCTACATATCTATAGCTTTTAAAACCCTTAGCCATGTATCCATCACCTTGGGCTTGATTGATAAAGTATTGTGTTTCTGTTCTAACTAATGCGTCTGCTCTATAAAAGGAAGCTCCAAAGTTCTTTCTAATTGCCTCAACAGCCTTATCTTTAGACATACCTGTGTTTATAACATCGTCTATAAGTACAATTAAATTATCCTTTAGCTTTTCAGTGTTAGACCATACGCTCTTACTAAAAGTTCTACCAGCCCAATTCTTTTCTAGGGCAGAGTTCACTAACTCTTGTGGTATACCTTGTTCAAAACTAGTTACTACCTTGTAACTTTCTTTGTAAATCTCACTAAACTTGTTAGCCATAATACGTTCTTGTACTATAGCTAATTCGTTTAGGTTTTGTGTTATTTCATTAATCAATAATGTATACTCAGAACCATAAGTAGGTTTAACTGAGTTTAATAAGATGAAGGTTGCTACCGCTAGTTCTATCCTAGCACTTATATTCTTATATTTGTCTTCTAGTGTTTCTAGTACTTTAACACCCTCATCATATAAATTGTTGTTAATCTCATCCATATGTCACACCACCT